AGATACTCCATTAAGTTCCGCCATTTTTGTAATTAATCCAGCACCAGCATCTTCAAATTTATTTAATTCTTCTATTGTAAGAGAACCTCTTTGTTTTAATCTAGCAAAAGGAACTGCTAGATTTTCAATACTTCTACCAGTAACTGCGGCAATATCACCAATTTTTCTTAGAGTTTCAATTAATTCTTCTTGAGGTACTTTAGCTTGAATAAGTTGTTTCGTTGCTTCTGATAATCCTGGTAATTGAAATGGAGTAGATGCGGAAAATTCAATTAAATCCTTTAAAACTTTAGATGCTATTTCAGCAGAACCTGTTAATGTAGTAAATTGAGTTTGAAGATTCTCCATTTGAATAGCTGTATTAATTGCTGTTCTACCTAAATCAACCACTGATGATAAAGCTTTAGTTATTGCTTGAGATGCTAGATTACCAACAAATGAACCCCATGCAATATCCATAGTTTTAATGGATTTAGCACCTTGATCAGAAAATTTCTTAACAGATTTAGTAGATTCATTTAATTCTTGCTTTAATTGCTTGGAATCAATATTAATCTTAATTTCATATTCTTTATCAGCCATTTTATTACCTTATCCCTGCCTTACTTTTATATTCTCTTTCAGCTCTTTTTTGTTCTTCTATTTGTTTTTCTAACTTAAAATTTCTAATAATTTTAAAGTATTGCATCAATTTAGAAGATACTTCTTTTTTTATAGTATATGTATTTCCATAATTCTCCATATAGATTAAATCATTTAATCCATGTTTATCATAATAATCCTCCATATCTATAAGGGTATTTACTGAAGAATCGTAGAAATTACACACACATGTAAGGAAATTGATATTATTATGCTTATGATATTGGGTAGGTAATCCCTTTTTTATCTCAAAACAACCATTTGTCTTTTCATGATGCTGTTTAACCATTTCAGATCTTTTTTCATCATCATATTTATTAGGGTCAAAACAACGGAATCTTTTCTCAAATAGATATTTTAAAGAAGCTATTAATATTATATACTCATTATTTGATATATTTGTTAATTCATTGCATTGGTCAAATAAGAACCATTCTATAGGTGATATGGTTTTAAAATTTATTCTTTCTTCTTCGTTATTTTTTTTTTACTATCTATTTTAACACCTTGAAGCTTAGAACTATTATAAAAATTAGATACTTCTGTAGTTAAATCATGACCATTGTATAATAAGGCTCTCATAAGGATTGTATAGCTTTCTAGAGTTAATTGACCATTAGGGTTGAATTCACATTCAAAAGGCTTCTCATCGCCATTCTCGTCCTCTACAATAATACCTGATACTTCTTTTACACAATTAGAAATCATTCTATAAACATATTCAGCACCTAATTCAGATGCCTCTTCTTCTGTCTTAGGTCTTTGGAATTTAACAGATTCTATAACTTGTTCTTTACGGAAATCAACACCTCTTAATTTAATTTTAACAGGCCCTAATTCAATTGTTTTTTCTGGTGTAATAATATTACTGATTTTTATTGACATATTCTTCCCTTTTTTTATAGTATATGTAATTTTTAAGGTTTTTTATGGTGTCTGATTTGTTATAAATAAAATTTGTTTATATTTAATTAAAGTAAATTATACTTTTATTAGTATAAATAGAAAATATACCTATTATAGTATAAAAAACCCCTCAAATAAGAGGGGAAACGGAAAAGGAGGAGGAAAACCGTTTTTTTTTACTTTAAATCTTAGAAAAATGCAATTCTTATAGAATCTGCTTCACTGTCTGGAGTTGCTTCCCATCCTAGAGAATCTACCATTATACCTTCAATATCACCATCAGTTTTAGTAATTAATTTACATTTAGGAATGTAAAATGCGAAAACTTCTTTCTTTTCACCATCATTTGCACTTGGGTTATAAGCAAAACCAAATAAACTGAATTCCGACTCATCTAGTTTAAAATCAATAGCATCTGATTTCTTATAAGGATTCATACTACCTGAAACTATATATTTACCAGTTCCTCGGCTGGATACATTACCATTTGCTGAACATGTACTCTTTTTAATAGATACATTATTTTGAATTGCTAAAGAAAATTCATTAATAGTTATTTTTGAAGAATCTTTATATATACAAGCACTTAATACTAGTGGAGGAGCAGAATCTTCATAAGATGGAGAGAATGCTGTTGAATTAAGTACTTCTTCAAAATTAAGTCCAACTAGGTCAAAAGCCCATGAAGGATATTCATCAGTTACAAAATTATTTAATGCAATATTAGATGTTCTACATCCAACTGCTCTCATTTCTGTTTCATCACCTTCATATATTTTAGTTACTGATAGAGTTTCATTTACTGTCTTATCTAATTTAAGATGACATGATTTCTCTAATTCAACATTATCTGTAAAAGCATTATCTGCTGCAATTAATAGAGTAATTGATGTATCATCTACAATTGAAGCAATTGGTGAAATATGGTCTGGATTAGCACTTAATTCGCTTTCTTTAACTAGTACAATATCACCAACACTTAAACTTGAAGTATTTGCTATATTTATAACACTTGTAGTATTTGATGTTCCAGATGTAATTCTAGCACCATATTCTCTAGCTTTAAATCCAGCAGCTTCAAACATTTCCGCATACTTAGGTTTAGCACCTATAACATCAGATGCTTTACATTCTACAGGAACAGAAGCACTTACATTTTTACCAGATAGTCTAAATTTTTTTCTATTTCTATCCCCAGATAGAACATTTCTATCTTTCTTTTCTCTAGTTCCTTCAATGGTAGCACCATCTTCTAGAGTTTCAATAAAATCAGTATCACCAGCAGGAGCTACATAAGTCCCTTCTATTACTTCTTTCATTATACCTAATTTTGAAAATTCTTTTGTTACATCACTCATTCTTAATCTCCGTTTCTTTTTATAGTATATGTAATATTAGTTATTAACCCTGTAATTGACTGTAATTTCAGCCCTACATACAACAACATTATCTGTATCAATAAATTCACACTCTGGTTCGTTAAAATCCTTAGTAATTCTAATGTTTTGGTAACAACCAGCTTTTGTCTTTCTTAGTTTTCTTCTTATAATTTCCATTTTAGCAATAAGAGCTTGTTTTGCTTCTCTTTGCTTTAAATCAGAACCTTTTTTATTTACATAATCAGTAGTAAGTACAATTTCAAATGTTCTATCTATTGTTTCTCTACCAACTATTTCTCCAGTAGTATTTAAATTAAGCTCTCTTACTCCACATCTATTAGTATTACCACGGAAATTGTTTTGTGATACATCTTCTAAATAATCAAGGTCTTTTAATTCTGGATATAATAGTTGTATTTCTTCTAAAATATTATTTTGTATTTGTGAAGATATATCAGCATCATTTGTATTAATATATCCTAAAGTACCTGTTTTCCTTGAAAAATCGTATTCAATACCATCACGAACATTTTTCTCTAAAGGGTAATCTGCAACATTTTCTTGACCTTGCCAACTAATTACACCATCTGTAATATCTACATAAAGTTGTCTAGCACGACCCCAATAGATCTTTCCGTCTTCTTCTATAACTGTTGAATATGGATTAGTATTAAATCTATTTTCGTTTGCCATATTATCTCACCAACTTTAATTTTTTAAGTAATTCGTTTCCATCATCAACTTCAACAATTGCATCTCCATTAGCAATTCTTTCACTTATTCCTAATGCAGTTAAGAATGCATCGACACTTGTAGAATCTGTTAAATAAAATGTTTGACTTGGGCCATAACCAACTGCAATATCGCTTCCATCGCTCGTATAAAGAGTTAGAGGACATTTCCCTGGTTGATTAGGTAGGAGTATAGCCGTACCAACTACAGACCCGTTAGAATCAAAAACAACCCCTGACTCAACCTCTTCTGGCTGTGGTAATACAATATTTCCTGTTTTAGCTCCACCGTCATAGCTTACACCATCACGAACATCATCTTCTGCTGGAACATCGTTAATCAAAGTTCCTTCAAATTCTGTACCATCTGCTCCATATCCTATACCATCAAGAACATCATCTTCTGCTGGTAGTTCTAAAGTACCTATCCTATCTCCACTTGCTCCGTTACCGAATACAACACCTTCTTGAACATCTCCAACGGCAGGTAATAAATAAAGTGGTGCAGCTTGAAAAGCTCCAGCATCCATATTCGGATTTCCAGAATATCCTCTAGCAGAAGATGTATTTGTTAAAACAAAAAAATCAGCATCTAAATAATCTGTACTTAAAAAATTAGTAGATAAAACAGTCGTTATATTTAAAACACTTATATTATAAAGCGGATTACTTGCTAGACAATCATACAAAATACAATTTTTCATAGAGACAAATTCATTTTGGTCTGCATCTAATCCAATCACATAATTTCCACCTTCAAAAATAGAATTTTTAATTATTATTAATGTAGTGTCAGGTACATTGTCTATATCAATAAAATTAGTTCCAAAAGGTGAAATAATTGAACATTGGTCTATTACAATATTAGATTCTCCTGTTATATTTATAAGTACATTTAAATAACTAGAATTTCTACAATTATTAAATATACATCTAGCAAAGTTATAATTTTTAATAAAAGTAGGAAAACTAATTGAACATTGATCAAAAATACAATCTGTCAAAACAGGGTCTATAACTCTAACATAACCATTTGTTCCTGTTTTAAAATAACAGTCAGAAAAGTTAGCTCCTGGTTGACAATAAGTATTACTTGAACCAATTGTATTAATATAAAACTCACAATTAATAACACCTAATTTAAAGTATAATCCATTTGTTTGTGTATCTGATTCATTCCATACCCATTTAATATTAGATACTCCGTAATATGCTATAACACTTACATTTGAAACTCCGGTATTATTTACGGCTATTTCTTTTAAAGAATAATCTTCTGTTGTTATATGTGCATATAACCTACCAGAATCAATTAACCTAACACTTTCAAAATCAACTTCAGAATCTTCTAATAATATCCAAATATTAGGAGAATTACTTGTACCATTATAAGAAGCTTGGGCTTTTGTAACCGTTTTAATAGGATTTAATTTAGAACCGTCTCCTGTCGTATCATTTCCATTAATACCATCTATATATATATTAGCCATTATTAAATTCCTCCATTTCTTCATCTGATGAAATAGCAACATTTACTTCTTTAACTTCAGAATCTTTTTCTATTTCTAACTTATAGAATGGGCCTAATTTAAAAGCTCTATTAACTTGCCATCCTTGCTCTTCAATTTTGTTTTTTATATTTTCTATATGTTGCATATTATCTCCTTAATTTAGTAGTCCTAATAGATACCGTCTTTTCAGCATCAGATTCCGTTCCTGAGTCGTCTGTATCTAAAGACAACATAGACCCTTGGAATACCTTATAAGATGCTTTAAACTTCTCAAAATAGCCTTCTGCTTTACCTTTATAATTATCATCATTAGAATCATTTAGATTACTAAAAATTTTATATAATGTATAATAATTAGAAGCCTCTCTTAACTCATTAATATCAAATATATCAAATTGATTTATCTGTGATATTTCTTCTGTACTTTCTTTATATTTAAATTTTCCTGAATTGTTGATTTTTCGTAAAATGTATTCTCTTGATGCAACCATTGAAAACACATGAGAATCCAAATCAGCAGGATAATATTTTTTAATATCGGGTTCATCATTTAGCAAGTCATCTTCATTAGAAAAGATTAAATTAAGGAATCTTAATTCCATTGCTGATGAACTTACATCTAAACTTAATCTTATCCAGTATTGTTCAATACTTTCAATAGTAGTAACTGCTTCACTTGAATATTCATCTAAAAACATAAAGCCAGATTCTGATAATCCAGATGTTTCATCCCAACCATCAACTTCTTCCCATGAACTACCATTATACTTTTCTATAGTAAAAATACTAGTATTAGTATTTGCTGTGTCTAATTCAAAATATAATTGTCTTAAAGGTTTTTTATATCCTATATAAATATAATCACTATCTAGAATAGTAACAGATTCTTTCCCCTCAACTCTATATAATGATTTACTTAAATCATTTGAATTATGATATATAGTTAATATTTTATCCTTAAATTTCATTATTGCTTTCCTCTTTTTCTAAACTCTTATCTATATTAGCAGGTAATTTACCTCTTAATAATTTTAATATTGATTTAGCTCCTGGTAATCCACTATCTCCTATATTTTCCAAAATAGAGATTACTTCATATAATGCATACCATACACAATAAACTTTAGCTCCCCAATGTCCATCAATACCTATTTCTTTTAAAAAAGTATCTGCTAAAAGCATTGTAACTAAACCAGCACTCCATACTAAAACAACTTTACTCTTTCTTTCAAAAAACTTCTTACTTGTAATAGGCTCTTTTTTGTATATTCTATTCTTATAAATACCTGATAATATGTCTATAACTACTAACCAAATTAAAGGTAAAAAAAGATGCTGAACTGGTGCTACTAAATTAATTAATGGGGTCGCCAACAAAGACAAAATACCACTTAACTTTAAATCATCTATTTTAATTAAACTTTTAAACATATTTGATCCTATTTCTTTTTATAGTATATGTAATATTAGGATAATAAAAAAGCCCCCATACGGAGGCTTAGTTATTCTATGTATTTATTTTAGATTATACCGCAGCTCTTCTAACAACAACCATTTTACCTGATTGAGTTACTTTACCACCAAACATTTTAGAGATAGAGAAAAGAAGCTTAGTACCTACAGAATTTGGGTCTTTCATAAGTAAAAGTCTAGGACCCCATGCATAAGCACATGCTAGTTTATGATACATTAAAGAATCTGTAAGTTGAGAAAAGTTTGATTTTAATACAGGAACTCCATAAAGCTCTCCGATTACACCATTCTTATCTGTTTCAAATCTAATGAAATCTTTAACAGCAGTTCTTAATGATTTAATATCTGCATTTGTTGCTAAGAAATATCTATCATCTTCTGGAACATTTTGATTATCAAGTACTTCCATCATGCTTAAAAAGTCAGCAATAATATCAGCAGTTGGAGTTACATTGTTTCCAGCAGTATCTGCACCAGCATCTAACTTAGAGATAAGGCTTCTATCCGCTTGTTTTGCAATTGCATAAAGAGCCGCATCTGTTTGGTCAGCCGCAGTATCAAATATATTTTGGTCATCAATATGTGGGTTAATTCTAAAAAGGTGTCCTAGTTTCTCTTGTAGGTCAAATGAATCATCACCGTAGTTTGCATCTTGCTCACTTGTAGAGAAGTCTGCATCAATTCCAACATTCTGTCCTTCAACAGGTGCTAGAGTTGGGTAATTAACTGTCTTTGTTCCTTTAATTACTCTAGAAGATACATCAGTTACAGAAGAAGCTACAATAACTCTTTCCTCTAACTTAATTTGTACTTCTGGGATAATCAGTTCTAAATCAATAAATGCTGCCATAATTAATCTCCTATATTCTTTTATTAGCTTTTGGCTTTCTTTTTATAGTATATGTAAAACTGTTTTTAACTAAAAAATCCTGTTTCTTTTAACTTATCAGCAACACTTTTTTCTTTCTTTTGTGTAGAACCTTTTGCCGCAGATTGGTCTAATTTACTTTCTTTAGACTTAACAGCATAAGCATTCTTTTGTAAGAATTTTTCAATAACTAAATCTGTTCTTTCTGAATCCCATGAACCATCTTCTTTTTGCTTCATTAGGTCAGTATCAAATTTCTTTAAATCTTCGTTATTATGAAGCTCAATTCCAGATCTTCTTAGTAACTCTGCATACTTAGCTTTTTGTAAAGTATTTTCAACATCTTTTTTAATCTTACTATTTAAATCTTCATTCTTTTGTTTTTCTTGTTCCCACTTTTGCTTATAGATTTCAGCTAAATCAGAATTATCACCAGACTCAGCTTTTTTATGTGCTTGTTCTAATCTAGCTTGTTCTTCTTTTTGCTCTTTATCTGATAATTTAGCTTGAAGTTCTTCATTTTCTTTTTGGAATATTTTAAGTTTTTCTAACATTTCATTAGCTTCTTCACCTTTAACATCAAACTCACCAGAACCTTTATTATCTTGAACTTTTACTTCTTTTTGAGGATCTTCTTTTTTTGCTTCTTCTGCATGTTTAGAACCTGAACCGTCTCCAAAAAAGTCTTGTAGTTGAGCTTTACCTTCATCACTAATAGGCTTAGATGCACCGCCAC